ATCTTTGCCAAGACATCTGAATATACTGCACCTTCTATGTTTGCTATCCAATCACATTCAAACTCTTGCTGGTACTTCTTATCTCCCATAACCTCTTTTGCCTTGACTAACTCTTCATCATCTACAATCTTTGTCTCTGATGCTTTTGCCTTGTAGTTAAACCAATCATCAGCTCCTTGTGCGTGTTGATATAGTTCATAGAAGTTATTGTTCATGCCTTGTGGTGTACCAATAAACACGCAATAACCTTTTCTATCTGATAGTGCAGGTCTAATTATTTCTGGAAACAATCTTTCGTTTACATTTGCGTACTCATCAATCACACAACCATCAAGGTATATACCTCTCAAGCCATCTGAGTTTTCTGAACCTAGTAATGTTATTCTGCTGCCATTTGGCAAATCCACACGCAACTCTGTTTCGTTAAATTTTGTATAAGGTATCTTTGCTGTAAACTGTTTCATGTAATCCCAAGCAATACTTTTCGCTTGTTTAAAGGTGGGTGCTATGTAGGCATACCTAGGGTTCTTGTTTTTGGACAACAATGCTGACCTAATTAGGTGGTTAATCATGCAAACTGTTTTGCCAAACCTTCTATGACAAACTAATACATTCCATCTGTTCTCTGATATTTTTTTATGTAAGTATGCTTGATGTTTTCTAGGGGTGTATGGTATCTTGATGTCCATATCTAGTGTATCTTTTTGCTAGGCATACTATCTACAGGTTCAAAGTCAAAGCCAATGCAAAGCATAGCATAGGTAATAAATAGCTGCGAAGCTAATTCATTAGGAAAACCAACAAACTTAATTATGACATCATTGTTATCTTTATCAACATAAGCAACTGATTCTACATCTTCTAATTCAAAAGGCTTCATATACTATATCTAGTTTATTATTGTTGGTCTGGCAAGATGAAGATGTGGGTGTGTATAAGGGAGTCCTCGAGTCCCATGTATATATATATAATAACATGCAGTCGCATTGTGGGGTATAGGGGGGTATGACATTTCTAAAATATAGCTATACCTGGTAAAACATTACTAATGATAATTTATGATTATCAATATAAATTCCTATAACTCTTTATTATCGTTAAACCATTTTATATATGGTCAATATTGTTGACCGATTATATAACGCTAACACCAGGTGTTGCGTTGTATAATAGAATTGTAACTTTACTCTTCAACTTTTATCTTCTTTAATCTTTTAAAACTTCCTTTACCTTTTTTATTTTGTTTAACTCTGTTTCTGTATTTTCTTTTAAATATCTCTTTTAATAATATATTTTTAAATCTCATATTATTATTATAATTATTATTCCAGGATCGCACAAAAAAAACCCCCAATAAAATTAATTATTAGGGGTTTAATTGTTTATTATTATTTAATAATTAACAAGCATCTTTAATATTATATAAAGATCCATCTTTATTAATAAGTTCAAATCCCTGTTTCTCTATATTGTATAATAATTCATCAAAATTAAATTTAGCCATAATTCTAATAGAACCATTGTCATTATATTTTATGAAAAAAAATTTACCTTCTTTACAAAATTTAACTTCATCTATGCAGATA